TCAACGATTCAATTTGAAAAATATAAGACGTTGAGATATCAGAAGTAGACTCTGTCTCTGCTTCTTCTTCTTCTTCGTGAAACAAAGGTGTCATTTCTGCAGCTGAAGATTCTGTATGGTTAACGTCCAGTTCTTCTACGACACCCAAATCAGCATCCTCCCCTAAATTCAAAGAAAGCCGAGCAGTACGCGTATATTCAATAGGCGTTCCTGTGTGTTCATCCAATTTCAAATCAAATGTCTTCCCAATATTTTGAGAAAACCAAGGACGTTCGGATAAATCCTCATAGTCATCTGAAATATCAATTGTATGGGTTAGTGCTGTCCCAGTAAAGACACCAACAACTTCGGGAAAATGTTGGCATCCAGATTGTGACAAGGCAACAGAAAGTATAGACCCAACATATCCTGCTGTGTTATGGCTTTGAAGTTTCTTTTGAGCTTCGTTAGCATGTTCAGAAAGCATAGGTAAGCCAAATGTGCCAAAGTCACCCTTAATACATTTGAAGGGGCTTAGAAGCATAGTAATCTTCGGATGAACTTCTATAGTTCTGCCTGAACTTAGTGTAGCAACGTTTCCAGAAACGGTGACAATCGAATCGGACAACTTGACCCCATAATTTTTTACTTGCTCCAAAGAGTTAGTTTTGAACAAACATTCAATTGGAGGAAAAAAGGGTTGGAGGTTGGTTACATTCCATAAGTCGTTTCGGGGAGGCATTCTGCCAACATTCAAGGCTACAGGATTTGTCCTGAGTTCGGATTTACGCTTCATTTCTTCAATTATAATCCATACCATAAACCAATATAGAAAACTTCACGCAATGAACTTTCAGATTCGGAAGTTCAACATTCAGACAATAGTCGACCGATGCGAAATTGACTCGCGCAAATCTCCAATGATTGTGTTGATTGGCAAAAAGGATACTGGCAAATCCTTTTTAGTTCGCGACATTCTTGCAAATACAAGGGCTTGTTTCCCCGTAGGAACTGTAATTTCTGGCACAGAGGTTGCTAATCCCTTTTTTCAGGATATGGTTCCTTCAAAGCTAATCCATGACAAGTATAGTCCTGGTATCGTAATGAATGCAATAAAGCGTCAGTTGGCTGTTAAGCAGCAAAGAAATCACGATAAGAAATCTCATGGAGGAAACTCTCAATCAGACCCTCGTGCTTTTCTAATTCTGGACGATTGTCTTTATGACAAGTCATGGATTAATGAAGAATCTACACGATATGTATTCATGAACGGAAGGCATATTGATATGGTAACGTTGATTACTATGCAATATCCTTTGGGTATTACACCGAACTTGAGAACAAATATAGATTTCGTGTTTATTTTGCGTGAAAACAACATCACAAATAGAAAGAGAATATATGATAACTATGCTGGTATGTTCCCAACCTTTGAAATGTTTTGCCAATTTATGGACCAATGTACTGAAAATTACGAATGCTTAGTAATTGCTAATGGTGTTCAGTCCAATAAATTAGAAGACCAAGTATTTTGGTATAAAGCAAGTGACCATCCCAGCTTTCGGTTATGTGATGATTCGCTTTGGGCTAATAATCAACCTTTTAGTTCTACGATGTTGGCAGGTGATGACTTTGACCCTTCTAAGGTTCAGAAGAGGAATGCAGGTCCCCAAGTTTGGGTCAAGAAAGGACCCTAAAAACGAATTAGGTTGTATATATTTAAACTATTACAAAATGAACCATATAATCAACAAAGACTCAAAAGAGGCTCTAAAAGAACTTGAATCCGATTCTATTCAGTTAACAGTTACTAGTCCGCCATACGATAATATTCGGGACTATAATGGGTTTTCTTTTACAATCGAAGACTTCAAGATTATTGCTATAGAACTCTTCAGAGTTACAAAACCAGGAGGTATTGTTGTCTGGATTGTTGGAGACTCAACAACAAATGGTTCCGAATCAGGGAGTTCATTTAAGCAGGCTTTAGGATTTATGGAAGTTGGCTTCAAATTACACGATACAATGATTTACGAAAAAAACACATCATCTTTCCCTGCAAGAAAGGGCGGCAACAGATATACCCAAATATTCGAATATATGTTTGTGCTATCAAAAGGCAAACCACGAGTTGCCAACCTTATATGCGACAAACCGAACAAGTGGGCAGGTCATACAAATTGGGGGAAGAATACCGAACGAGCAAAAGATGGCGTCCTAAAGGAAACTTCTGATATCAAACCAGTCCCAGAGTTTTCTCCTAGAAACAATATCTGGAAATATACAGTTGGCAAGGGGTTTAACTCATCTGATGCAGAGAGCCATAAGCATCCAGCAATATTCCCAGAAAAACTTGCAGAAGACCATATTCTGTCGTGGAGCAACGAAGGAGACACCATCCTCGACCCATTTTGTGGCTCAGGAACAACTTGTAAAATGGCTAAAAAAAACAAACGAAGTTATATTGGTATTGATGTATCCGAAGAATACTGTTTGCTTGCAGAAACCATTGTATCAAAATATTAACGACCGACCAACTTGACGCAAAGTAATATTACAATAGTATCCAATCAAAGTCGTAACAAACTTGCTAGTAAAACCAAGTGCACGAGTTTTTGATTGTTTAGAACCATGAGGATGAATATGGAGATATTTTTGTCCTGCTTGACTTACCTTATTCTCCCTTACACAATTCTGTATCTTTGAATAGTCGTCCAAAATAGTTTCCATTCCAATATCTTCGATGTCATATCGAAGAATGTATCGAATCTCATCTTGATGAAGAACCAACAAAATACCGTTTCTAATTTTAGGATATAATTTGCTTGATGTTAAGCCAGACATCAATAAATGTTGCAACGTTTCTGGTTTTGTTGTATTGCCACAATTAGTCAGTGTTAGTCTTTCTTTAGCACAATATCCATCACGACATTTCTTAATATGAGTTGTCTTGATGTCTCCCCAATCTGTATCTGGATTACTGTCATTGTTCGGAAGCCGACCAAACACGTAAAACTCAACCTTCTTTCCGATTCCTCCCTTATCGTGAGCTTTCAGCTCTCGAAATCTATCTATATTTATTCTACAATATTCCTTGACTTCAGGCGAAGAATGCTGAATAAGCGTCTCCAAACTACACGGTAGCAAAGATTGGAGATGTTTAATATATTGCTGCATCTTTTCTAAATATTCAAGTTACATTTATATTTCCGTTTTACTCGCGAATTGCTCCCTCCGTCGGGTGAACGGCAGGCGTATCTAGAATCGCCGTAGCAGACTCCTTCTCCTTATCGGCAAGAGCGGCTGCACGACGACGACGCTCATTCTCCTTCTTCTGCTCCTCAATCTTTTCACTCTTACGCTCATCGAAAAAGATGTCACGATTGACCTCGTTTTCCTTGTACTTGCGCATCATCTCATTCAGCTCCTTCTCTGCATACTCAACTTCCGGCATTACGTTCTCGGAAGGGTCCCAAGGCAACCAACAACCAACCTTACCAATATATAGGTTGTCACGAGGATACTTACGCTGAAGAACCTTCGTAAACATCTGAGCCTCCTCAACACTTGCAAATACACGACGAACCTTCACGCCACGCACATTAGTGCGAAACTCATTCTTCTCCGTAAACTCCGTATCCAAATCCTTCTCGTTCTTCATTAGGAAAATCTGATACTTCTCCTGAATATCAGAAGCCTTCACCTCTGCATCGTGAACCTTCTTGAACTCACCCAAATCGTTCATTAGGTCCTCAATCTTTAGAGAATACTTCTTGCCAACAAAAGCCATAAACCCCTCCATACCAGTCACTTTCCAATCATAATCAAGCCACTGAAGGAACCGCTCGTAGTAAAAGAGCTCCTTCTGCTTAATCACCTTCTCGGGAGAAATGAAAGACATAATGGCATAACGCTGCGTAGGAATCTCGGGGTCCTCCTCGAGGTAATCAATTACTTGTCCATCCTCTTCTTTGGGTAGAGTCTCGCGAGGCATTTTATTATTATATGCCGCCATGTCTGAAAGTGACTTTTTAACGCTTGCGTCCACCCTTCAAGACAACATCCTTAGGAGGCTTACCCCATGCAGCCCTAAACTTATTGATTTGCTCTAACTTCTCGTCAGGGGTATACTCTGCCTTCCGAAGAGCACTTTCAAATGCTCCAAATGCCCGATTCCAATCAGGCTCTACCTTAGGCTCGACCAAAGTATCCAATGCCTTAGGAGCAACTGAAGAAGTCCTTGATGGCAAAACTACACTCTCCGCCATCTTAGCCAATAAAGACTTTGGGAAGTCACAGTGAAGCGAGATTATCATGTACAGGCGCAACATCGTAAATGACGTAACCAATAACCATGCTACATTGGTAGCACCCGTCGTTTGCGGCTTTTCATACATGTAAGAAACTTCAATCAATGCCATAATCACCAGCAATGTAATGAACAATGCTCGAACGCTGCCCGATATTCTCGTAACATTCACCAATCCAGCCACAATATATACCAGAACAGCCCCATTCAAAGCAAAGGGAATCCAGGAACCAAGAATACGAGATTCAAGTGTATTACCCCACAAGTAAGATGAACTAAATCCATAGGAAAACGATAGTAGGATGACCCCAAACACCGTAAGCAAGGTATCCTTTTCAATCATTCCTTTACATTTGTGTTAGGAATACATTCTCCGATACCAAGAGTCTGTTGCATCATCACAGGCGCCTTCGCTCCCTTTCGAGGGCACTTGGCGTGTTCCTTCCCCAAAATATGACCCATCTCATGCGATACCATATATTGCCTATAATCCTGTATATCCAACCCACTATCCTCCGAACCTTCGAACCATCGCTCTGCACAAAGATACATATGCTTGCCACCCAAAACAGCGCAAGACAACATCGGACTATTCCCGCAAATTTCTTCTATTGTTTTCGAAAGCGACATACGTATCCATACATCAGCCTTGTATTTCTCAACAGGTTCAAAAAAATAACCATCCTGAGACCATCCGTCAGGTGAGTTCAAATATATCATCACATAAAAATCTATTTGCCTCTCACCCGTATTGTGTATCCTATACTTTTTCAAAACATCAGCATCAATCGATACATGGTAAGTTTTCTTAGTCATTCACTTTTCTTCGTTTGTAGAATATAAAATGACAGATAAAAAGGAAGCGCCCTCCATGATGCCCGATATGTCTGATATTGTTACTCGCTTAGTAAAATATGCCCTAGAAGGTGTGGCTGTAGCTATTGCTGCATACTTCTTCTCAGGCAAACTAAAAATCAATGAAATCGGCATGATTTCGCTGACTGCAATGGCCACTTTCGCCATCCTTGATGTATATGCCCCATCTGTAGGAGCATCCGCAAGAACTGGTGCGGGCTTCGGTATTGGTGCCGGTCTTGTAGGCTTTCCTGCCTAAAGATTCTTAAACATATCACAAAGCAAGTCAACCTCTTTTTCAGTCTCCATATCTACCTCCCCAATGTAATCAACAACCTCAATAATGGTCTTGTTGAAAATCAAGTATTCATGCAAGTCGAACCAACGAGAAGTTTCGTATTCCCTCGTTAGTTTGTCCACATGAACATCCAACTTTAAACATTTTGCTCGAAAAGCCTCATCCGTTATATATGGATGAATGTTAGCAAAGCCGTTTGTGAAGTGGTCGGCATACATCTGAAGCAGACTATAATGTTCGTCATACCAACTGTTTTCGCGATAGAATGGAAAACTTTTGAGTTCTTGAACAATAGCATGTAGACGCATGTAGCGGTGATGGCATTCGTCTTCTGTTTCCATGGAGTTATCTTCTGATTTGTTAGGGTCTTCTAAATCCATTTTAGAGGTGTATATATTATACTATATAATGGCAACTAAATTAAAAATACCAAAGGCCTTGCGCGAACAAGTTTGGCTAAAAGTTTTTGGTTCCAAATATTCAGGCAAATGTCACACGACTTGGTGTAAAAATACGATTACTGTATTCGATTTTCAGTGTGGCCATGATATCCCCGAATCAAAGGGTGGTGAAACAATTCTGGAAAATTTAGTTCCAATTTGTTCGAGATGTAATTTATCAATGAGCAACACATATACATTTAAGGAATGGAATCAACTATCAAAACCAAAATTGACGTTAACAAAATGGTTCCAGCAATTCGTGTACAAGGGAAATGGTACAGAGTCCAACCAAAACCCTACGAATCTGAAAGGCAAACCTATAACATCGCATACAAACTTATCCGTGAAGGCTGTTCTCCCGAGGTAGCATATCGAGAATGGTTTGAACAAGAAAGGAAAGATGCAAAACTTTTATACCCGTCATTTCGTAAGGATGAATGAAATACTACAAACAGCTGTGTGGGTTACAATAACATTTATTTTGCTTGTTGTGGGTTTTAGAGTTGTAAAAGGCTACTATCCGGCAAGTAATTTCATCATAGAAGACCCTCCTATGGAACATAATGGTCTAGACGAAGACCAAGCAAGATTTATGTTCTTTTATACGACATGGTGCCCTTGGTCTGAAAAAGCACAAAAACCTTGGAATTCCTTCAAACAAATGCTAAAAAATAACCCTACAAAATTTGGAGGCAAAACTGTCCTGTTCGAAGAAATCAACGCCGAATCAGACAAGGGTAAGGCTGCATTATACAATGTAAAGCAATACCCAACCTTCAAACTAGAAACAACCAAGAAGGTATTTGTATTAGAAGCCGTGCCAGACCCCGCCACGTTTGAGGTATTCTTAACAGGAACGCTCGGCAAAAAAACTTCTAGTTGATTCATATCCTGCTTGTATCATTTCTTCACGTTGCTTTTCCGAAACATCTGAAATTCCTGAAGACAACTTATAAGTCAATCGAATATCATTTGGATGTCGTCGACTTTTTATTTCGTATATGCAGGCGACCTTATACAAACTATACAGAAATTCAGGATAGGTTAGATTCTTAATACTTGCTGGAGTTATTCCAAAATTATCATATCTTATAGAGATTTCTAATGTTTTCTCTCTAAGGTGTTCTGGAATATAATCCAACATCATATTCGTTAAGTAGCCTCCATCAATAAATAAGTTATTGTTGATTTCTTGAGGACAAAAGATTAATGGAATACAACATGAAGCCCTAAATGCCTTTGTTATCGGAACGTCTCCTTGAAAAACAGTTAAACACTTTTTAGTAATATTTGATGCACAAATACGCAAAGATATAGGCGATTCTGAAATTAACTTCCCTCGTAAATCTATGCCTTCGCTCAAAAACATATCAACAAAAAACTTCTCTAAATTATCCATTTCAAAAAATCCTTTAATATCAAAGTTATCTTGTAATCTATCTATTGTCAATCCTTCGAAAAATAGGGTGTCAAACGATTGAAATTTAGCAGCCATTCTTTTCATTGCATCTGATTTGAGTCCAAATGCTAATCCAATTGCAAAGATAGAACCAACCGAACATCCATAAATCTCATCAAATGTCATGCCAATTTCTTCTAAGTACTGTATGGCTCCGATATGTAAGATTCCTCTTGTTCCTCCACCGCCCAACGCCAAAATTCTAAATGGTTCCATTTAATAAGAGAATCTCACCATGATGAAAGCCAGAGAAGTGTGGGATGAACAAGAAGAACGCAGACTATACAAGATGAGCGCAATGAAACCTATTTTGGCTCAAATAGAGGGCAAAGTCAGAGAACAAGCAATACGAAATGCAAATGCTCCTTATATTCTATTCGAAGTTCCTTCCTTTGTTTTTGGGTATCCCTTATTCAACTTCAAGGACGCGATAAACTATTTGCTTGGAGAACTTTTAAAAGCAGGATTTTGGGTCTGGAATGTCGAGGAAAAGTATTTGCTTATTTCATGGCTAAAACCAGTAAAGACTCGCGATTTAGGCAAACCCATGCTTGTCACAAATTACCGTCCGCAAGTCTACGATGAATATCTCCGATGATGCGTTAGTCCCCCGCATATTCTATAAATACACCACCCACGAGCCATATAGAACCAAATATGAAAGCGACAGTTGCTACAGTACCTAATCCAGATTTGACTCCAACATTACTGGTTTTAGAAGCAAGATACGAACATATTGCCCCTACTACAAAACTCATAATCGCAATCATAAGTCCATAAGCTGCATTTGTACGCGAGCCCCCTCTTTTGGGCATTTATATTTAAAAGTAGTTAATAAATGGGCAAATATTATGCCGGAGAAAGTGTAGCAGTCACTGGCAATGCAGCCATCTTAGCAATTCTTCATACAATTTATGGTGCTTTCATATCTTATCTGTTTTATTACTTATTCGACGAATTTGACGAAACGTGGCAGAATCGTAGCAACCTTTACAAGATTACAGATGTGATTGTAGAAATCATGTTGATTGCTACATTTGGTTATTGGGCTTCTGAAGCAACACTCTTAATCCCTCCCATATTCCCAACATCAAAGGCCAAGGAAATTGCCGTTGACTCGTGGGTCTCAGGCATCTTCTTTGTGATTGCTTTGTTCTTGTTCTTGGATGGCTTGACAGAAAAACTCAAATATTTACAAAATGCCTTCTTCGAGGATACATTCTCGAAGTGGCTTCCCCAATATGGTTCTTTAATTGACTTGAACCTTTCGTATACACCCATAACGGAAGAAGATAAGAAGAAAGAAGCAGAGACCAAAACGCCTTCAAATAAACGTGTTACAACAACTTCTTCGCATGCACATGTTGTTCATTCTGAGTAAAACGGAATCGATTTAAAGTCTGTTAAAGAAACATCAAACATCATGTGTAAGCATACATTTGAAGTTGATGATGGTGAATATGTATGTAATCTTTGTGGCATTATAGGAGACCGATTTATTGACGAAGGAGCCGAATGGAGAAATTACGATGATGGAAAAGAAGAAAAAGGTCGTACTGGATTTACAACGTCTGACCTTTTGCCTAACTCATCGTATGGTTCAATAATTTCATTCAAAGGCATATCATCAACCAACACAAACATGAAGGCTCTTCAACGCCTTTCTACGTGGTCATTATCATCTAACTCAGATAGGTCTTGGTTGGGTATTTTCGACAATATTCAAACTGCTTGTGGAATGTATCATCTACCCAAATCAATCATTATGGATGCATGTGGACTTTATAAAACGTTGGAAGACGCCCAAAAGGTTCGTGGAGAAACACGTAGGGCTTTGATGGGAGCAACTGTATATGTTTCTTGTCGACAGAATGGGGCTTCTAGAACGTACCAAGAAGTTGCTGATATGTTTCGCGTAAGTATTCGGTCATTGTGTAAAGCCGTTTCCAGATTTAGTTTGATGGAAAATACC